ATCCTTCATAGCCGAGCGCCCGCTTGACGGTGATTTCATCGCTGCCATCCGGTATCCACTGTCCGTTTGAGACGGTTGCTCTTTTCACAAGATAATAATCCTTTGACGTGTCATATTCCGGCTGCTGCGTAATCAACGCCCACGTAAAGGACGCCGTCCCGCCTCCGCTGAGCTTCAGCAGCGTCCAGCGATACTTTGTCCAGACGCAAGGATAATAACTGTTTATCTCATAATCGGAAGCCGTCAAATCCGGCTGCGGATAAACGTTTACATTCTGCTGATAGACAACCCAGTTATTCTGACCGTTGAGCGTATAAAAATCCGCCGTCAAATAACCGCTTTCCTGCGAAATAACTTTTGCCCAGCGGACGGCAGAAGGCATATTCACATTCGAAGGCGTCCTGGTCGTGATGGCCTCGACTTTCTTTTTCAGCCGCTCTCGACGAAGTTCCTTCGCCGTCTCGTGCATCCGTCGGCGATTTTCCAAAAAGATCCGGTATAGATTCTGGTCAAGAAAGAATATCATTATGACAACTCCAGATTGTTGAAGTCCTGATAAATCGCGGGCCGGATATATTTGGCGCTGACTTTATTCCCTTCATATGGCGTTGTGGAAACATCACTCGGAATCTCTCCGGTGTTGGGGTCTGTGTATGCGATATATCGCTGCCAGAGCCCGCTTTTGTCCATCTGGAAATTGTAGATGACCCGAAAGACCTTCTGTGCATTCAAGCCATATTCCTTGTGCATTTGAACCGATATATTCGTACAAAGCCAAGTCCCGGCTGGATGGTTCGGCATCAGCGTCCAGTTGCTTTGATTCAGCGAGCCGACAAAGTTCCATTGACGCTCTGCGAACAAATGATAGACATTGACTTCCGATAGCGGAACTCCGCGGGCATAGCCGGCAAGAACATCGGCATACAGCGTCGTCCATTCAAAACGTACAATCTGCAATTGCGGCTTCGGTTCGTAAATAATATCTCTGACGTTCTGCGGCTGGCTTTCCTTGCCAGCAAAATCCGGATTCGGATAATTGTCCGGATATTTATACTGTATGGTGTTCGGATAGAGAGTGCTGTCCTGCGTACTCACCGAATAGGCCGAATAGGATTCCTTTTCAAGAGAATCTGCGGAGAGCGACGCTTCGTAGTTTTGATTGTAAAGGGACTTTCGATAGATGGCGGATACCTCTGCAATATTCGGCCCGATTGTTCTGGCTCTTGTCTCTACACAATAGGCATCATCGACGGAAGGGTGCTTGTCGCCATACTGCGGGATTCCCGTAGTATTCAGAGCCTCCTGAAGCATCGCATATCCGCTTCCAGTCAGTTCGGAGACGATAAAGGTTCTTGTATATTCCTCGTATTCGTAGGTTCTCGTTGCATCGCCGCCATCAATAATGTCTTGTATTACCGCCATCTAATTTCCCCTTTGTCAAAATGCTATCGGATAAGCAGACCTCCAAGCCATCGAAGGTTGAATCGGCAGCGACTGCTGTGTGATTCCCTTAAATGGGTTGAGTGTCTTCAGTCCAGCCGTAAAGGCGCTGATAAATCCATATGCAATCCACTTGCCGAGTTCTTCGGCATAGGGACGCAGCGCCTGAAACGCTGAAGCCAGTTCGGATTTGACCGCCGTCATCAACTGCGACAGCCCGCCGCGTTCCAATGCAGAGACAAGCGTCAAAACCAGATTGACAATCCGCATCAGGATATTGCCGACAACTTCGCCATATTTTTCAAACTGGGCCTGATTCTTGTAGAGATAGTCCGCCATCGCAGACATCAGCCGCTGGACGGCAGGCGCAAGACCTTTTCCGAATGCTTCCATTGTGTCTGTTATCTGTTCCCGAAGGATAAAGAACGTATCCGAGAAACCTGACTGGAACAAACCGAATCTTATCTGAACCTTTTTGTATTTTTCGAGCATCAGCATCAGCCGCAGATAGGCCTTTTCGTTTTCGTTCAGATACTTTGTCAGGTCCTGCGTATCGCGCCGAAGCCAGCCAAAGCCGGCTAAGAAGTTTGCGTTTGCTTCCTCATTTGCCCGCTTCAGCAGAGCGGTCTTCAGGAGTTCGTCGTTGAGTGCCCTTTGTTTGATTTCTTCTTCGGTAATCGCAAGTCCATATCGGCGGAGAGTCCGAGCCATTCCATACAGACCATTCTGGACGGCGAAGATATATTCTTCCAGCTCGCCTCCGAACATCGCCCGCAGACCCAGAATCATCTTTGCGGTTTCTTTTGTCAGATTCTGTGCTTTCTCGCCGCCGCCCGCTATTTCTTCAATCAGCAAATGAAGATTTGCAGTCAGGCTTTGCAGAGTCCCAGAGCCGATACGAGACGTCTCCGAAATCCCTGCAATCCATTTGTTCATCGTTTCAGCGGAAGCACCAAAGACGGCGTTGAAGAGCCGGCCTGTCCGTTCCTGTTCCGAGAACGCCCGGACGCTCAAAGCACCGAATGCGAGAAACGAAACGGTCGCAATCTTGATGGTCTGAATGAGTTTATTCAACGCATAACTGACCACTCGAAGAACGGCGTTCCCGATTGACGAAGCGATTTTCATTGCCAGCCCGCCGGCGGTCGAAAGAGCCGACGTCAACGGATTCAGATTCGCCACAATATCGAATGCCGCAGATCCTATCGCCATGCACTGCCTCGACTGTTGAAAGTTCTTGCCATTTCCTTTTCCATTTCCCGCTTTGATATTCCATTTACGATTGCCATATCCAGCAGCACAAGATGAAACTGATTATATTCCATTTTCATCAGTTCGCTGTACCGGAACGCTCCGTTTGTCGAAAGAACCAGCGCAATGACCGTCTGATGTACAGTCAAAGGACTCAAGTTTTTTTTTCTGATTCATCCGCTGTTTCCATTCCAGAAAGAGCAAATGTTCCAAGTAGCCGCTGCATCGCCGCCATCAGTTCGTCCGGACTCATGCTTTCGCCGATTTCCGATGGCTGAAGCGACGGATTCTTCTTCTTCAGCGAAAGATAGAGCAGATATTCAACCGCAGAGAAATCTATCGAGTCCGCATGGTTCAGATTTGCAAGCCGGATTCTTGAGACTTCGTCGCGAACTTTCTGCCAAGCATCAGGCGGCAGTTTATCCCCGTAAATGGCCTTCAGTTCGGCGACAAGTTCGTCTCGTTTTTTGTTGCGCATCCACTGTTCCCATGCGATAAGGTCGGCGACGGTCAAGGCCGAATAGTCATCGTTCTGAAATATCCGTTTCATAGTCATTTCCCTTTGTTAGGATTGCGGCTCATATTCTACTTTGTCCGTAAATGCGAAAGTATAAGTGATTACTTCTTCTTCGTTCACATCGACTGTGTGTTCTGCGTTTGTAAGAATCGCAGTTCCACCAAAGAAGTTAGCAGATGTGCTGGATGTTCGATAGAGCTTTATCGAGTATTCGTTATCCAGATAAAGCAATGGGCTTCCAGACGCAAGGGCGGTAATGGTTGCCGTCGCGGATTTCAAGCCGGCCAGTCGCGACCGATAGAAACCGCTGTCCATTGCAGCGGATATGTCGGCGGCCTCGCATCGAAGGTTCAGCGTCCATTCGCGAACGCCTGTCAATGTTGTCGAATCGATTTGTGCAGACGCGGACTTTCCGGCGAACGCGTTGCTTTGACCGCTGGCAGCCGTTCCGCCTGTTGCCGTATAGGTCAAGCCAGATGAGCCGTTTCCATCGAATGTAAACTGACAGGTTGCTTCCCCATCGTATGGGACGGTTTCGCTGTATTCCGTCAAAAGAGCCGTTCCCTGCAAATAGGGCTCCGTTGCACCCCCGAACGATAATTTCAGATCCGCAGACGTTCCAAGAACCGACAGCGGATTGAATCCGGTTCTCGCAAGACCGGACGCGTTGACCGAAAAATCTTTCAGCCCGGCCAGCCGCTTTTGCCATTCATCGCCGAGCGCGGATGCGTTGATTTCATCCTGCGTTAATGTAAGCGTCCAGTTCCGCAGATTGTAGATTTCCGACCCGCTGAAGAGAGCCGATGCATTTTTTCCATGCCAAGGCGCAGCCATTGTTTAGCTCCTTAATAAGCGATTTTCATTTCAAATCTCATTATACCTATCATCAAATCGTCTTCTACGTTCATTTCACCGGCAAACGTTCGCCGGCAGGAAAGAACGTGTTTATTGCTGATTGTACTGTTTAGAGCCGTCCAGTGAAAGACTGTATCCGCCGCCGAAATCAGAGAAGCAAGTACCGACCCGCCATCTTCTTTATTTGTGTAAAACGTCAAGACAATTTCGCTGCGTTCAATCCGGCTTCCGGCGGCTCCGCAGATTTCCTGTGGCTCGCTTTCTTCGATTCGGTAGACCGCATAAGGCAGGATGACCGTCTGTGGTGCCTGAACGTACCAGAGCCCGCCGGTCAGAACGCTTGATAATGCGTTGTTGTTTTGATAGAGCGTATAAAATATTTCAGCCGCTGCGGTCACCATCGCTTTGTCCTGTTAATGTAGCGGATTCCGTTTGCAGAAGCATTTTTCAGAGTCTGACTGATTTTTTTTTTGCATTCTCGAACGGACGGCTCCAGCCAAGGCCGGCGCGCCATGTTTGCCGTCCCAAGTTCCAGATAGAGCGCATAGTCAACCGTCGTACCGATTCTTCGTGCGTTCTTTTTGAGTTTGTCGACGTCTGCACCGACTCTGGCCGTGATGGTTCCTCTGGATGACCATACGTTGTATGCTATCGACGAAGCAAGGACGCCCGTATCTCTGCGGGGCGGTTCGCCTGGCCTGGATGGCCGATGCGGTTTGCCGCCTCCTTTGCCGACCTTGCGTTTGATATGGCCCTGCAAATATATGGCTGACTTCAGCATCGCTTTTTCAAGTTCTTTGTGCATGGCGTCAAGAACTTTTTCTTTTTTCAGATTGACTTTAGGTCTCTTCATTCTTTCCTTCTCAAATCAATCTGGCCGATTCTGCCGAGCCCGGCGGCGTCGACTATTCCGATTATCTCGTATCGCTGGCCGTCGATTTCAACAATGTCCGAATGCGTTATGGATGCAATCGTCGATGTCCAGACGCAATAAAGACGATAGAAGATTCTTGCCGTGATTTTCCCTGCTTCGTCGATTTCCTGAACGGTTTTCGGCTGAACCAGACACTGGAGCGATGGAATCAGAGTGCTGTATGAATACGAAGCGCCGCCGACCGTTCCGGCTGTAATCGAAGGCCGCAGGACTTTTGCAGTATGTATCAGCAGATTCAGCATATCAGACAATCCATCGCTTCCATTTATTCAGCCGGCCCTGAATGTCTTTCGGCAGAATCTCATAAGCCGTCGAGCCGCCTTCTCGATTCGTATAAGAATAATCTCCGATGCGTTCTGACTGAACCAGAGTATTCAGCGACTGCTTGTCCAGATACATTTTTATCAGGTCATAACCGATTTGCAGCAGTTCCGAAGGGATGGATGAATAGCCCGCCGAATAACGGATTCGTACAGTTCCCGGCGATAGCCGCCGCCAAAACTTAATGATCCCATTGTCTACGTCAAGCGTGATTTCACCCGGCTGGATTGGATTGTAGACGCTGACTGTGAAATAATCAGTCATCACGTCCGCAACCAGCAGCGATTCTTTTAGACGTTGCGAAGAAATGTCTGCAAGGTCTGTATTTACCCATTCAACGGATGCATTATAAGGCGGCTGCGATAGAGTCTCTGCCAAATTCTGAAGCGTCGGATGACTCATAAAAGAAAGAGTCTCTGTATTATTGCCTTCGGTTGACTGCAGATAAAGAACCATCGAATCCGAACCTATCTTGCATCCGACAGAATTATATCCATCTTCAATTTTGAATCGGAAAGCCGGGCTTGTATCCTTTGCGATTTCGAAAATGGTGTCAATTGGATAGTTCCGCAGCAGGATACGATATTGACAATTTGCCAGACGCTGGTATTCGATATGCGTTTGAAGTTCAAATTGCCGCTGGCAGTATTTCTCGATTTCTTGTTGAGCCGCCGCCGCTGCCTGCGTGATTTGTGTGTCTTGTTCCGTCCCGCTTATCCCGGCCCATTGTTTATAGAGAGTCGCAGTAAGCCAAGCCATATTTGATGTCTCCTGCCATTGCGTTCGCGTCTTTTTTCAATTCCTGATTGACTCGAAACAGGTAGCCGGCCAGCCCGCTCAAGGAGACTATCAGCAGACCAACTATCAATTGAATCAGGGCGTTACGCCAGTCACGCTGAAACGATTTATGCTCGGTCAGATGATTGAGAAGATCTTCGCATGGCTGTCGAAGGATGGGCCGCTGTTCGACGGCCACCATCCGCTCAGTCAGATTCATCAGGTATTTCATGATTCCGTCAATCTTTTCTTCAAGCCGCAAAATATCATCGCGCAAAAGCGGGCTGTTCTCTCTGGCCGTCATGGTCGACTCCTTCTTCTTATCAGTCAATGATGTTGTGCTTTATGTTTCCGCCTGCAATCTCTAAAATTCCTCTTCGCTTCGGCAAGTCCGAAGAAGAGGTCGAACCGTCATAGACAAGAACCAGATACAGGCCGTCCGGCAGCGATGAAGGAATCTCCAGATAGAATGCTTGAGTCAGCCCGCATAGCTGCAAAGCAGATACAAGCGTATCGGTCCATGTTCCGACCGATGAGACAAGTTCCTCCGCCACCGCATCGTAAATCTTCTGTTGGCAGATTTCGATAAACTGTGCCTGCGGTGTGGTGAGCGAATCGGTTTCTGTGTTTACAATCAGCAGTCCGTTCTTGAAGACGTTGAATCGTTCAAGGTCAATCATGTTTTGTCTCCAATAGAGTGTTCAAGTTCAGACAGGAGGCAGGCCGCCGTGTTGACGGCCCGCCGTCCCGTTCTGTCAGAGAATCACGCCTTCTCGTTCAGTTCAGCGTTTTCTTCGTATCGCGGCTCTTCGATGATGTAGAATCCGCAATGAAAATCATTGTTTGTTCCCGGACTTCCGACGTTGACGCGCAGATAGGAGAATCCGTTGTCGGCGTCCAAATCAGAGGAATCAATTTCGATGACATAAAGCGTATTCGCCGCGTCAAGGTAAAACGTGTTGCCGGTGACGTTGTTCTCGGTCAATGCGCCTGTCGTCGAGGCGGCGGAATACATTTTCGAAAAAGCCAGTGCTTTGGCACCGGTTCCGCTTGAATCCGTCGCCTGCGAGAGCGTGACCGCGGCGGTGGAGGCCGTCACCCAAGCACCTGTCTGAATCACGACTTTTACTTTGCGGTTCTTTGAAACGTTGACCCACCCGCCTGTAGCGGCGGTTCCGCTATAGTTAGCCGGCGCGTAGGCATAAATCGGTTTTGCTTTCATTTTGTTTCTCCTGCATCAAAAAGGGTTAATTAACTCCTGGTCTGAAGCACAACAAACGGCGACAGCGTGTTGTTGCTGTATTTGGGCTTAATCGCGCTCTTAATCCACGGCTGTGCGTCATAGCGAACGATATATCTGAACGCGACTTTGTCTTCCGCGAACGCAAGATGAATCGAAGAAGCCGTCCGAATCCCGCCGCCTGATTTTTCGCCGAAAAGAATCCACGAAGGACTGCACAGAATCAAATCGCCCTTTGTGCCGAGCGTTTGACAAAGTTCTGTCAGAATCAGCGGCGCGCCTTGCAGCGTCATTTCCGGCTGGCCCGTCAGTCCGTTCGTGTACTGGCCGACCAGACCGGCGGCAATCGTCGTGGGCGTTCCGGTCGGCAGATGCAGCGTGGCCAACTGCGGATAGGTGTCCTTGTTCGCAAGCCAAATCGCATCGCCAGCCGAAAGCAGGCGAGACCACATTTTCAGAATGTTCTCGGTG